GACGGACGCGGTGGAGCGTGACCGTCACCGTCGCACAGCGGTTCACACGTACGACGCCGTGCCCAATCTGCGGCGGTTTCGACGCCGCGCGGCGCGGGCATGGCCAGCGGTGCTTCGGCTTTCTCTCGAGTGACGGTACCTATGCCCACTGCACCCGGGAGGAGCACGCCGGCGCGCTGCCGATCGAAGGCGACGCCGCGACGTACGCTCATCGCCTCAGCGGACCCTGTCGCTGTGGCACCGCTCACAACCCCCCGGCGCCCGCCGTCTCGAACGTTCAAGCCGGTCCGACCACGCCCCAGCACATCGTCGCCACCTACGTGTATGAGACGCATGAGGGCGAGCTGATCGAGGTCGTCCGCTACGGGCCAGAGAAGACCTTCCGCCAGCGACGGCGCCACCCGACTCGACCCGGCGAGTACGTCTGGCACGTTCGCGCTCGGTGTGATCGGGCGGATTGCGCTTGTCAGCACCTCGAGCTGCCGGAGCTCACCCCGCGCCTCTACCGCGTCGATCGCCTCCTTGGGACGAGCAGCGAAGGCTCGGTCGTCATCGTCGAAGGCGAGCGCGACGTCGAGACCGCCGAAGGCATCGGGCTCACGGCGACCTGCAACCTCGGCGGCGCCGGCAAATGGAAGCCCGCGTACTCGGTGGAGCTCGTCGGGGCGAGCGTCGTCATCGTCGCCGATCGCGATCCTGCCGGACGTCGTCACGCCCAGGAGATCGCTCGATCGCTGCATGCGACCGCCCGCTCGCTGAGGGTCCTGGAGTTGCCGGGCGCCGGGGTCAAGGACCTGACGGATTGGGTTGCCACTGCAGGAACGAAAGTTGACTTCAACCGGATCGCGGCCGGCACGCCCGAGTGGAGCGCAGAAGGACGTCCCGAGGAAGCGCTCTCCGCCGACTCTGGAGAGCCGAGCCAAGTAAGCGCGGTGATGGTCTCCTGGCGCGAGATCGAAGCCCTGGCGGCCGCCGATCCCCCCGATCAGCTTGTCGGCGAGATCCTCGCCGCGGGCGACACCGCGCTCATCCACGGCTTCACCGGTGCGCACAAGACGAACACCGCGCTCGAGATGGCGCTCTCGATCGACCGGGGTGTGCCGTTCCTCGGGCACTTTCCGACGCGCCAGGCCCACGTTGGCATCTTCGATGAGGAGAGCGAGATCCGCCGCCTCGGTGGCCGGCTGGCGCTCCTCGCGCGCGCCCACGACATCGGACCGGGAGACGACTGCCTGCCTGTCTTCGCCGTCGGCGGCGGCCTGCGGATCGACACCGACGAAGGCATCGAGCGCGCCTTCCAGATGGTGGGCGCCAATCACCTCGATGTGATCTTCATCGACACGTTGATCCGAGTCCATCGCCTCGACGAGAACGTCGCGGGCGACATGGCCCAGCTGTTCACGCGCCTGCGCGGCCTCAAGCGCCGCGTGCGCGACGAGCTCGGCCGAACGCTCACGATCGTGCTCGTCCACCACGCGCCGAAGCCGCGGATGTTCGGCAACGCCGCCGAGACGATGGCCAGAGGATCGGGCGACATCCTGGGACAAGCCGACGTCGGGCTGTACCTGACCAAGACCGGCTCAGGCCAGGTGCTCGTCACGTTCAGTAAGAACCGCTGGGGACCCGAAGGGACGAAGTTCCTGGTCAACGTCGAGGGCGGTAAGGACCGCCTGCGCCTGGTCTACGCCGGTGAGGCCGCTGACGCGCTGGGCAAGGCCGAGCAGGCGCACACCTACGTGATCGACGCGCTCGGCGCCGCGCCGGACTGCGAGCTGACGCGCAAGGAGCTGCACGAGGGAGCGACTGCGGCGAAGGTCAGCAAGCGGACCCTAGACGACGCGCTCAAGGCAATGAAGGTCGCGGACGAAGTGACGACGCGGAAAGATGGCCGTGAGGCCGTCTACCGCCTCACCGAGACCGGGATGACGCAGTGAGCGACCTTTGCAATGGGCCTGCGGTGGTCTCGCAACGGTCAAGGAGCAACGGCGACCGTTGCAGACCCCCTAAGGGTGGGGTCTGCAAACGTCGTTATCCGTTGCAGCGGGCTCTGCAACGGTCGTGCGATCGTGGCTGAGGCGAGGCCGTCGGCAGCGGTGCTCGCCTGCGACGCGTGTGACCTGCGGATCCTGGTCGGCGGCACGATCGACCAGCCCATCTTCCACGTCTTCGATGACGGGGTGCTCTGCGACGACTGCTACCGCGGGACGCTCGACGGGCGCACTCCACCGCTCACGAGGGACGACGCATGAATCCAGCGGGCCGATTCGCCACGAGCGCCGCCGCCTTCGCCTCGATGTCCGGTGTGGGTCGAAGCAGGGGTGGGGGGCGGGGTCGATTCGTTCTCGACAGATCGCGCAGGGGAGCACGCTCCCGGCCCATATTCACGCCCGCGAAATCAGGATTTTCGCCGCCGGGGCGCCGGATGAGCCGTAATCGCGCGGAAACAGGCCGTTTCGCGGGCTTCCGCCGCCGGGACGCGACCCACGAAGGCCGCCACCAGGCGCCACTTATCGCCACCTTCGCCCCCGTAGGCGCCCCGTGTGCCCACGTGTGCCCCGCTGTGGCCGGGACCGCATGAACCTCGTGGAAATGGCCCTGTCCGAGCTTGTCCCCGCCCCGTACAACCCCCGCAGGGCACTGAAGGCCGGCGACCCGGAGTACGCCAAGCTCCGCCGCTCAATCGAGGAGTTCGGCGTCGTCGACCCGGTCATCTGGAACAGCCGGACCAAGCGCGTCGTCGGTGGCCACCAGCGCCTGACGGTGCTGCGCGATCTCGGCCACACGACCGCCCCGACGGTCGTCGTCGACCTCGACGAGCCGCGCGAGAAGGCGCTCAACCTCGCGCTGAACAAGATCCAGGGCGCCTGGGACTTGTCGCTGCTGGGCGACCTGCTCATCGACCTCGACACCGGCGCCTTCGACATGAGCATCACCGGTTTCGACCCGCGCGAGATCGAGGACATCCTCGTCGACCGCCGGGCTGATGACTCCGGGGAAGAGCAGCCAGTGCCGCCGCTGCCGGCAAAGGCGACGACGAAGGCCGGCGACGTCTACGGGCTCGGCAGGCACCGGCTGGTCTGCGGCGACGCCACCAACCCGGCGGACCTCGCACTCCTCTTCGGGGACGTCCGCCCGACCGCGGTCTGGACCGATCCGCCCTATGGCGTGAGCGTCGTCGGCGGCACCGCCGACGCCCTGACCATCCGCAACGACCAGAGCGAGGTCACCGAGGGCCTGCTGGCCGCAGCGTTCGCCGCACTCGATGCGCACCTTCCTGCCGGGGCGCCGATCTACGTCGCCTCGCCGTCCGGTCGGCTCGGGAACCTCTTCGCCGATCGATTCATCGCTGCCGGATGGCTGCTCCACCAGACCCTCGTGTGGGTCAAGAATGCGCTCGTCGTCGGGCATGCCGACTACCACCACAAGCACGAGCTAATCCTCTACGGCTGGAAGCGTGGGGCGACCCGACCCTGGTGGGGCGGCCGCGACAAGACCACGGTCATCGACGACGACGTCGACCTCACGAGGCTCACCAGGGACGAGCTCCTCGCGGCTATGAAGGAGATCCGGGCGCACGACGGCAGCGACGTCCTGCGCGAGGACAAGCCGCACGCCGCGCCGGACCACCCGAGCATGAAGCCGGTCCAGCTGATCCGACGCACGCTCGGCAACAGCGCGGGCCGGGGCGACGTGGTCGCGGACATCTTCGCGGGCAGCGGCTCGACGCTCATCGCGGCTGAGCAGCTGGGCGCGGCCTGCTACGCGCTCGAGCTGGACCCGCGCTACTGCGATGTCATCGTGCAACGCTGGGAGAACCTCGCCGGCCGGAAGGCCGAGCGGATCCCGGCCGGCGAGACGGTCGCGGCATGAACGGCCGCAAGCCGACCCCCACGGCGATCCGCGTGCTCGAGGGCAACCGCGGCCACCGGCCGATCCCGCAGCACGAGCCCCGCCCGCGGGCGATCGTGCCGCGCTGCCCGGACTGGCTGAGCCCCACGGCGAAGCGGCACTGGCGGCTGCTGGTCGCCGAGTTCGCGTACATCCCCGGCCTGCTCACGGCGCTCGACGGCGGCGTCCTGGCTGGCCTGTGCGAGTCGTTCGCCCAGTGGCGCGAGGCGACTGAGTTCCTGCACAAGCACGGTCCGGTCTACCGCGAGGGCCCGCGGCTGCGCCCGACGCCACACGTCAAGCTCGCCCGCGACGCCTTCGCCGCGTACCTGCGCTGCTGCTCGGAGGTAGGCGCGACGCCCGCATCACGCACGCGTATCGCAACGACGGACGCGGGCGCTGAATGGGACGAGGCCGGCCTCGATGTCGTCTAGGTGCCCTGGTCCGCACGCCGGCCCTGTCTGCGCCAACCATGTCCCCACTTCGAGCCCTGCCCACGTCACCGCCACCGCCGCAGCTCCGGCGCTCACCTGGGCTGGGCCTGGTCCAAGATCCGCGCCGCCGTCCTCGCCGCGGAGCCGTGGTGCCGGATGTGCGCCGCCGACGGCAAGCAGGTACGGGCCGTGGTGGTCGATCACATCATCCCGCGTAATGCCGGCGGCACCCACGCCCGCGACAACCTCCAGCCGCTCTGCGCCCGCGACAGCGCGCTCAAGACCGGCTACTGCGACGGCGGCTACGGCAACCGTCGTCACACGCTGGAGCAGCTCCTCGAGCGCCGGAAGCGACTCTGACGTGCCGCTGACCTGGACTCTGCGCGAGCGCGCGCCCAAGCACCGCGAGCGAGACGGCGTCTACGTCTTCGACCGCCACGCGGCCGACGCCGCGGTGGCGTGGATCGCCAAATACATCCGTCTGCCCGACGGCCCGCATGCCGGCGAGCGCTACGTCCTGCCGCCCTGGCAGGCCGCTGTGGTCGGCGCGCTCGAGGGCTGGCGCCGTCCGGGTGGGGGGCGGCGGTACCGGCGGGCGCTCATCGGCGTCGCACGCGGCAACTCCAAGAGCACCTTCGCTGCTGCGCTGGGCCTCAAGGGACTGGTGGGCGAGGGTGTGACGGTGCCCAAGGTCATCTCTGCCGGCACCGACCGGAACAACGCCGCGATCATCTTCGACTACGCCGCGGCGATGGTGCGGCACGACAAGCGGCTGTCCAAGCGGCTGCGGGTGCTGGGTGGGACGGCCAAGCGCATCCTCAGACAGCCGCCGCTGAGCCTGGGCTGGTACAAGGTCATCTCCTCCGACGCACAGCACGCCTGGGGCGACCATCCCACCCGGCTGCTGATCGACGACCTGCAGGCGCAGCCATCCCGCGCCCTGCTCACCGCGCTCACCACCTCGCAGGGCACCGTGGCCGACCCGCTGATGGTGTCGTGCATGACCGCGGGCTCCGACAACCAGTCGGTGGGCTGGGAGGAGTGGGACCACGCCCTGCGCGTGCTGCAGGATCCCGCGCTCGACGACGAGCTGCTCGTGGACCTGCACTACGCCGAGCGGGACGACGACTGGGAAGACCCCGCCGTCTGGCGCAAGGCCAACCCCAACCTCGGCATCAGCGTCTACGAGGACTTCCTGCGCCAACAGGTCAAGCGCGCCGTGGAACGCCCGAGCGTGCGCAACGGCATCCTCCAGAACCACTTCAACATCTGGACCCAGGACGACGAGGTCACCTGGATCACGCCCGAGGCGTGGGCCGCCACCGCAGGCATGGTGGTCGAGCACGAGCTCGCCGGACGGACGTGCGTGGTGGGCGTGGTGGCGACGCGCAACGCCGACGTCGCCTCGGCCTGCTACGTCTTCCCGCCCGAGGGCGACCAGCCGTACCGGGTGGTGCTCGACGCGCTGGTGCCCGGTGCTGCGATCCCGCGTCTCGAGGAGCTGCACAAGATCAGCTACCGATCGTGGATCGAGGATGGCTGGCTCGAGGTCACCGAGGGCGACCTCGTCGACGAGCGCGCCGTCGTGGCCGGCGTCCAGCGGCGCGCCGCGCAGGGTTGGCTGGTGCGCGAGGTTGCCTACAACCCGCGCGGTCCAGCCGCGCTACGGCGGGCGCTGATGGAGGCGGGCTTCACGGTGACTGATGTGTTGCCGAGCTTCACGCTGATGTCCCCGGCGATGAACGAGCTCGACGACCTGGTGCGCGCCAAGCGCATCGTCCACTCTGGCGACCGTCTGCTGGCGTCGATGATGGGCAGCCTGCGCGCCAGACGGAACGTGTCCGGCGACCTGGCACCCGACCCCGACGCGCGGGTGGACATCTCCGGCGCGATCGCGCTGCTGCTGGGACTGAGCCGGACGCTGGAGCCGATCGCGGCGCAGCGCGGCTGGCGGGCCGTATGAGAGAAGACGCGCAAGCGCTCACGCGGGCCGTTATCTGGGCAGCGGCAATGCTGATCACCGGCGCGTGGCTGGGACTGTGCGTGCGCGTGTTCCTGCTGGTCGCGGGACTGGGGGACTAAGATGGGCTTCCTCGCCAAGACGCTCGCGGGCATCCCGGGCCTCAAGCGCCTGACCTTCCCGACGCAGGGCTACGCCTACACGCCGCTGTCGTGGGGGCCGCTGCACGCCGGCCGCGACTACGTGTCGAGCGTCGGCGACGGCTCCGGCAACTCGATCGTCAGCGCGTGCGTGAACTGGATCGCGCGCACCTTCCCCGAGGCGCCGCCGGCGCTGTGGCGGCGGGATGCATCCTCCGGCGTGCGCTCCCGCGTCCTGGACAGCGACTACGTCCAGCTGCTGCGCCATCCCAACCCGTTCATGTCCGGTCACCTGATGTGGGCGACGCTGCTCGACGCGTTCGTCCCCGCCGACAACATCGCCCGGCTCGAGGACGAGCACAAGATCAGCTACCGGCCCTGGATCGACGAGGGCTGGCTGGCGCTCACCGACGGCGACGTGATCGACGAGCGCGCGATCGTCCGGAGCATCGAGCGTCGCCAGGCGGCCGGCTTC